ATACCATTTGCGTCAACACCTATTTGTGCCATCTCTTACTCCTTAAATTAATTTAAAAACACCATTTGATTCAATAGTTAAACTATTAAATACAATAGGGTTTATCATTGCTTTATTTTCATCTGCATAGACTCTTATATCTAGTGCAGTATTTTGATTTGAAAAAACACCAATAGCGTCAAGAGTTATAGTGCTTCCCCAACTTCCATCAGGGTTTTTAAATCTTATTCCATAGGGTGCTACAAGTTCATGAGCTGGAGATAACCCAACCGCTCCAGTTGCACCAGTCAAATCAGATGTTATAAAATCAGTACCATCACTAAATTGCCAAGTATAAGTACCGTCATTATTATCAATAATTGCGTCTATTGTTAAATCAAGACCGTCAGTACCATCATCCCCTTTACCAAAGCTCACACCACTAGACCAGTCAGCAGATGCATCACTAACTTTAAAATATAGAGTTGATGTATCTACTGCTAAAAAGGAAGCATATCTAGGTAAATTATCATAAGTTGCTCTATCGCTAGTTAAACCAAAAACATCTACTTTAAAAGCTTCTCCCCTATCTCCCTTTTGACCCTCATCACCTCTTGGAATGCCTATAGTTAATTTTCCTAAAGAAGCGTTATAGTCTATACTTGGAGACTCTCCCGTTGCTAAAGATAACACTTCAACGCTAAGATTTTTAATTTCGGAGCTTTTAGTATCTACATCTTGTGCCAACAAAACAACAGAGTCATGTTTCAGAGTAACATCTTGAGTCATATCACTTACATTGCTTACATTTATTTCTATACTGCTAGCATCAAGACCTAGTAATACCTCAAGTTGTGTATAAATTTCATTTACTTTTTGAATAAAACCCATTAAATTTCCTTTAGTTGAGATAGAAGATTATCTATCAATTTCAACACATCAATAGTTCTTTGTGTGTCTATAATTTCATTTGCATAGTATTCATACATATCAACTACAGCTTGTTGAGTAGATGTAAAGTGAGGAATTTCCCCCGTGAAATATCTATTTAGATTTTCAACAAACTTTTTATCTAACTGTAGAGTTGGAGAACTTGTATCAAAAATACTTTTTACACATCCCATTTTTAGTAAGTAATATAAATCGTGGCTAATATTTTCTATGTCTTTATTTAGTTTAAAATTAAAAGTAAGAGAAGATGGTATTGATAATTTGTAATGAGTATCGCTACTTATTAAATCATTTTCATATAGAAGAGTTTTAAATATTGGATTAGATATGACATAATTTTTATCTAATGAATATCCATCATCAGTTATATATTTATTACCAACACTATCAACAAGAGTTATGTTTATCTCATCTGCAACATTGAGTCCAAGCTTTGCAATATCTAAAACAATTTCTCTCAAAATACTAAACCTTTTCTAATTATCACAAAAGTTTAGCTATATTAATTTTTCTTAGTGGGTAGTAAAAATCTACTTTTGAGTTAAATTCTCCAAGAACCACTTCCTCGTTTTTTTTGAGTTCGTACATCTATAGTTGTATTTTTTATCTTTTTCGCTCTCTTAGGAATCACAAAATTATTTACAACCACATTAGCTATGGTCTCCATGCAATCATCCTCTTTAGAATCTTTTTCGGGGTTAAAACCCTTGTACTCTTTTTTTACTTGTTCCTCTCCATTCGCTCCTACTAAGAAACGAATTTGATGATTTTTAAGACAAGTTACGGACTGGTCTATCTTTTGGTTCTTGCTTATTTTAGTCTTAGGATTAAAAAGGATTACTTTATTTGTGATGATAGGGAGTCCCTCAGATTTTCGCTCGGCATTTACTTGTTGTATTTTTTTCTTTAGATATTGCTCTGTAATGATACCACCACCCGAACTCTCCATAAATACTGGCACACCAAGGTTTTCTATCATCACACTTATGATGTGGTTTATAAACTCATCATTACTCCATTTTCCAAACCAAGTACCATACACATTAAAAAGTTCTATCTTTTCCTCATTGAGACTTACGCCAACTACAGAGATAGCTCTATTATCACTTGTTTGCTTTGTAGATTGTGCTGGGTCAATACTAATACACTTGTTATCATCTTTTAGTTCCCAAGGAGCTATACTCACAAAATCTTCATCACTTACATAACCAGTCTCTATGGTTCTTGGGTCTTGCATATACTGAGAGTACCAATCTTCTCTCATAACTTTTTTTTGAGCTTGGAGTTTTTCTAATGTTTCAAAATGAACATTCAAAGGTTCATTAGCTTCTCTTTTATAATAATAGTCAAAAAAATTATATTCTTTAACTTCATCCTCTACGCCAGTAAGATTAATATGTGTCCATACATCCTCTTCCTCTGCTAAAAGGTAGCCCACTAAATCATCTTCATGTAAGCGTTGCATTATAACTATAATGGCAGAGTTAGGGTCATCTTTTCTAAGTCGTGATGAGATAGAACCCTTGTAAAAGTCCTTAACCATATCACGAGTAGCTTTAGAATTTTTCTCTATAGCTTTCATAGGGTCGTCAATAATTACAAAGTTACCATGAAACCCAGTAATACCACCACCAACAGTAGTGGAATACATCCCACCTTTTGACTCCAAGTACCACTCTTTATCACTTGTTTTAGAGCTAAGAGGATTATCTTTAAAAACTTTTTTATATGATGGGCTTTTAATAATCTCTTTTACTTCACGAGGGGTCTTTGTTGCTAAATCATCTGAGTATGAGGTATATATAAATCTTTTTTTTGGGGAGTTTCCTAGCACCCAAGATACAAAAAGCCTAACTGCAAATTCTGTTTTACCATACGCTGGAGGTATGTTAATGATAAGTCTAGTTATCTCTCCCTCTGCAACTTTCATTAGGGCTTTTGTAAGTAGGGTATGATACCAAGACTCTAGTAGTGGAGTCTCGTACTCTTCTTCAAACATATAACGAGCAAAGTGAAGCAAGTCTTTACGAGCCATAGCATGAACTAAAGGCTCGTTTTTTTTCTTTTGTATTGCTAGCTCTATGTCAGTTTTAGTCGCCATCTGTTAAAAAGGTATCTCTTCATCTTCAACTGGTATCTCTTGCCCATTTGAAGTAGTATGTGTTTGCTGAGGAGCATTATCGTAACTAGGATTCGCTTGTGCTTGGACATTAGTATTGTTAGTATTATTTTCGCTTGGTCTATATGCACTTGCAACTACATTGTAAAGCATATCTGGGTTAGCTTTTTTCTCTTCTTCATTTACACTAAACAACGAAAAGTATATGTTATAACGAGATATAAACGGGTCAAATATTTTAGCACTTTTATAAGCTACCCCATTTTGAGATACCATATTCTTTATACTCCCAACTATAACACTTTTTAGGCTCTCTCCACGATTTGAGAAGTTTGCCCATATATGATAATCTGCATGATCATGTGTACCCTCTATGATATTTTCTTGCTTTAAAACACCATCTTTATATTTTAGTTTGTTTACAGAAATTGTAAACTTTTTTCTAAGACTTATTGTTCTTATATCCAACTGTATAAACTTAACCTCTTTTTTATCTACAAGATAACTACTGTGATAAACACTTCCTATATTTGCCATTGTCTTACTCCTATTTTTTTTATTAAAATTCGCTTACGCTTCATTTTTCATGTTACAAGTGGTCACAAGCGAAACGAGAACCAATGTTCCAGTTCGAGTACCAAACATAATAGTTCCAATACGAGGCACGAGAACCGGCATTGACACCATTGTCACGATTCGCACCCAGAAGCACCCTTAAATCATCTTGGCTATTATATTTATCCTTACTCCAAATCCATTGAACTCCAGTAGCTTGTTCAATCCCATATCTTGATGTAAAGTCCTCAATATGCTTAATAGTTCCATCATCTTTATCTCCAGCACTTGCACCCTCTTTAACTCCATACATAGATTTTCTAAACTCTTTTTTAGTTAATAACCTTTTTTTATGTGACTTGGCAATTTTATCAACTACATCACCTCTTAGGTTTTCTTCATCAACTACTATTTTTCTACCATTGTGATTACTACCAGCAGCTATATTTAGATTTGCTCTTGAAGTGCCATTATCTTTATGCTCACTATTAAGTAAATAAATATCTACCCATATTTTAAGTTTAGGAATAAACACCATACCCTCTGGTTTGCATCTAGGTTTATGTTTTTTATCCCAAATTGAATAATGATTAATACCAGCTATTTTAGCTGCTGATTTTTCATTAATATTATTAATAGCTTTAAAATTCTCAGGGATAAGTCCATAATGAAAACCACCAATAAGTTTAAACATTTTAAGTTTTTTCAACTCTGAAATAATAAAACTACCATCTTTTTTATTTTTATGTATGTAATAATCTGTACCAGCTTTTTTTACTATTTTTTCAGTATCATTTAACGATAATTGCTTACCATCAACCTCAATCGTATGTGAATTTATTTTCTTAATCTTTAGTTTATTTGCCATTGTCTTACTCCTTATTTTATTTAAAACATTGCAGGCATTTCGCCTACTATTGGTTGCTCATCTTTTGAGATAGTTTCATAAGTAGTCTCAACTACTCTAGCTGGGGGTTTGCGAAATTTATCTAATGGTTTAACAACATTCCCATTTTCATCTATCTCAACTCTGTAAAAGTCACTTGTTTGTGGAACGAACATTAGATGTTGCTTAGGATGTTTTCTAGTATCTTTGTTTTTAGTCCATAAAACAGTCCTCATCTCGTCATCATCAACTTTTGGTTTGCTTTTTGTAATGTGAAACCATACATAAGCTTCATGGTCTGCGTTCATAGAACCTTTAACACTTACCATGCTTGACTTCATATCCTCTTTTGATGTTTGAACGATTATGATGATAGGTATTTTTAACTCTTTAGAGAGTTTACCTAGCTTAGAAAACATCTCAGATATTCTTCTCTCATCTGTTTTAAGTTCTGGGTTTAGATTTGACATTCTCATCATAGAGTCAAGTGCGACTAGCCGAATCCCATTTAGCTTATGTTGAAAGCGTATCTCTGCTATAATAGCATCTACGCTATATATACTGTCAAACATATAGATGTTATCTGGATTGCCATCCCAAAAACCATCTTCTTGTGCTTCTTCTACAGTCTCATCATACAAGTCCTCTCCAAACTCCATACTTCCAAACATTACTGGATGTGTCTTAGAGATATTTTCTATAATTCTAGTAAGTATAAAAGTTTTACCACTTTGTTTGAGTCCACTTATAAAAAATAGTCCCTCATTTCTTATCCCTTTATTTCCATATTTATCAGTAAGAACTGTATCTATAAAAGGAATTTCTGTTTTTAATCTTGTAGCTGGTGGTTGAGCTTTGCGATTTTCTCTCACTCTTGTTAATGTTTTTGTATGCCCAAGCGAATTTAAAAATGCAAAATCATCAAGTCCATTTTGCACCATTTGAGTTATTGCTTCTGTATTTGCATTTGGCTCATTAAGCATAGTGGATATGTTCAAACTAAGAGTATTGAGCATAGTTTTATGGTAGCTCTCTTTTAAAAATTTTATATTCTCTAGTGCTATGCTCTGAGGGACTGCTCTTTGAGCTATGATGTTTAAGACTATATTTTGAGGGTTTGAAATTTTTGCACGAGTTAAGTACTCTATGATAGTGTCTGCATTGAAAGGAGTCCCAGCTTTGTAACAGATGTTTATAACTTCAAACACTTGTTTATGAACTTCATCACTAAACCACTCTTTGCTTATTCCACTATTCATAAGTAAGTCTAAGTTTGTATCTCTATCTTCATGTGCTGATAATAAACACGATAGTACCAAGTTTGATATGTCATTTATATTATGCAAAGTTATGTTCTCCAGTTGGTTCAAAAGAATGAGACTCTAACCAATCATCTATCTTTTCTCTTGAATATCTAATAAATCCACCAAGTTTAATATATGGAATAAATTTATTTTTTCTATATTTTGCTTGCGTACTAAGAGCTATTCCATACTCACAAGCAAGCTCTTTAGTGTTTAGCCATTTATTGTTATTCATTAGTAAAACCCCACAGTCAAGTCGCCAAATAATTTACAAAACTCTACTTCTTTATGTTCTTTTTTAGTAATAACAAAAGACATATATTTGGAAAATAAAGATTGCATCTCATCAGTTAGTTTTATAAAATATACATTTTCTACAAACATATAATCAAAATAAAGGTTGATATCTAAATCTTGCATTATCTTGACTCTATCTTTTAGAGTTTTTTTATTTACATTTAAAGTACGAGCCAACTCTGTAAGTTGAACATAGTTTGTAAGGATAGTTGTTTTATTGCGAAGTTCTAAAGGGAGTGCATCTGCATAAATATAAGATATCCTTTTTATTATCACTATATCTTTGTCATATTTTTTTTTGAGCTGATGAAAACTTAAATCACATTTGTTTTCTAACTCTTTTAACATTACTAGCCCAGCTAACTCTCTCATTAGAAATTGTCTCCATTTCCGCTTAAGTCTCCACGAGTATTGTTTTCTTTTTTAATGTTTTTTTGGTTTTTTTCACCACGCTTACACCACATTATAAAAGCTCTATACCAATTGGTACATGTAGTTCCTTTAGATAGATGCCAGTTGGCAAAGATACTTAACTCTGAATCTTTTATTTTATTTGCTTTGCAATACTCATAACATCTGATATTAAGCTCTTTTTTGTATTCATCACTCACATCCTCTAATCTAACCTCTACCCCTAAACTCAAAGAGTCTCTTTGTCTTTTCACGGGGGAAATTTCTGCGTCATTTGTTTCTTGTGTATCACTTATCCACTCTTTACCTTTAGCAGTAAGTTTATAAGCAGGTTCTGCATTTTCATTAACTCTATCTATCAACGCTTTGTCCAAAAGTTCATTTAAATACTTAGAGATTGTAGAAGCTGAGTTTCCAAGGATTGGTATCTCCTCTTTAATTTTTGAACGGTACAATACATAATACACATCCCCCTCAACCATAACACCAGTAGCCCAACTAGAGAGAGTAACCATCTTACACATAAGCAAACCAGCTTTTATGCTTAAACCCCATTCAATCATCTTGACTTGGTTTAAAGTTAAGTTATATGTCATTTTTCTACACCATTTGAATTTTTTAAAACATAATCTTTTATCATCTGCTGAGTAAATCTTATAGAATTACCAAGTTTAGTAAATGCTAAATTACCTCTTTTACGCTCCCTATCAACGGTCACAGCACTTATTTTAAGTAATTTCATAACATCTTTTTTAGTCATTAATTGCTCCATCTGAAGTCCTTAAATAGATTTAATAAATATTTTTAGGCTATATCTAATCTTTTTTTAGCTATTCTAAATTATAGAAAGATGATAAAAGATTAGAAAAGATTATTTATTTACTGAAAGTATGCCTTAAATAATCTTTAACTAATCTTAAAATAGACTTTAAGGATTAAATATGGTTACATTAGCAGAGCGAAGTAAGATGATAAGAACTACTTTTGGATTAAATACACAAAAAGAACTAGCTGATATATTAGGATGTAGTGTTGGGAAGGTTAAGGCATACGAGCAAGGTACTACAAAAAAGTTTAAACCAGCAGATATGCTTATCTTAAAAGATAAATTTAATCTATCTATGGAATGGCTTGAAAATGGAGTAGGAGATATGATTAAAAGTAAAAATCAAATGCTGGTAGATGATATTGAAGATATGGAATTTGCTTTATCTAACCACATGACTGATGATGCAAAAGAGATCATATCACTATTGCCTTTTACTCCACCGTTAGAGGTGGCGAATTTTATCAAAAAACAAAAAGAGTATAAAAATTTAGCAGAAAAATAACTCTTGTTTTAGAGAGAGGGTATTGTTGTAGTTATTATAGTGTACAAAAAGCCGACGACCCTCGTACAAAAAGCCGACGACCCTCGTACAAAAAGCCGACGACCTTTTTTTGTTGCTAATCATAGTAAAATTCGCCACCATTTGAACTCCATCAGCACCAGAGTTCGCCCTCATTTGAAATTTTTTTAGCCATTGGGCAAGTATCGCATATATAGATATACAGACAAGCACTTGGGGAATTACCCACCCCCTCTAAAGCTCAGATAAGAAAACCATTTTTTACATAGATCATACTCATACATATCAACAGCTAACTCCAGTCATTGATAATTATAACCTAACCTTAAACGATTTAAGTACATAATCACGCTCTAACCTTAAAGAAGATAATACAAAATACTAACCAACTCCACGAAATAGGGCATAAACCAAAGATTAACCACCAAAACAAAAGATATTAAAATATTTAAAAAAATATGTTTAGACCACCTGGACCACTTGTAAAGGATTACTTGACAACTTC